GATAATTTCATGAATTGGGCTAACGGATTACCACACTACCACGACCCCGCATTCCAATTGTATCTAGGACCATATCCTACTACACTCAAGTATGTTTCAGCAAGGCTTAAGTTGGATGAAAAGTTTTCAAAACCTGATTTGAAACCGAGGTTATACTATGTGTTCCATATCCTTTGTACTGTTATTACTGGACCTATATGGCATGCAGCCGCCGCTGTAGCTAAAGAATTACCAGGCTATTGACAAGATCTAAGTCATCCCGACTTGGTCCCAATAGTAAGTGATGTGTTACATGAGCTTCATTTAATAAACGGTGAAATATCCACCCCTGTCACAAATGATGGTGTAAATTATGACAACAATCAACATGCAGACGTAATGGTTAATACTGATGATAAGATTATAGATATAGTTAGAGAAAATGGAGAGTGGGCTGACGGTGAAGTCAATCAAACTCTAGCCAACTTTGACGATCAAATCTTTGGACTCATCAAATGAAAAGACGCTTTAGTAACTGTGAGACACGGTTATCAACCTCTAGCTACATGGAAAGCTCATGGCACAGTATTTTCGGGGGAAACCTCTACTACTGTAGGCAACACTACTCGCAATATATTCTATGGTGATGTTTGTATTGTTGCTGCCGGAATGAATGTCTTAGGTCATCCACCTTACTTCCCCGGTGCCCCATATGCTGCTGTTTTGTGTAAAGGCGACGATCAAGTCTTTTTCTGCCCAATATCTATGGTGGAAAAATTAGAGGATGGAATTTATTCTGTTTATCGAAGAACTGACAGAGAAACTAAACCAAACGGTTTAGATCAATTTACTGACGGAGTCTCCAGAGATTGGGGATTCTTGAGTACTTCAGCGAAGATAATTGAGGACCAGTGTATGTATGTTACAAGAGATCTTACCAGATACTTACGTTTCGCTCCTTCTGTAGTAAGCAGTTTTAACCCCAATTTGGTATCAAAGTATGGATTGCACAATTTAATAGGTGCACGGTTGATTACTGATGCCAATATTATGCTAGGAGTTTCCGGAGGTTTTGGACCTTACGGAGCTATTGCTAAAAGTATGCATAATAGGGGTAAAAGTATAGTTGATGAAGGATTCAACTACCCAGAAATACTGCCGCTCATCCAAACCAAAGATGATTACTACACAGAGCTGTTGAATAACCCAAAAATCGCTCAAGAGATAGATCTACTACCTGAAGACTTAACCCTTGAACAGGTTAAGCTAATGAGATTGTATTTGTAAATCCTTAAGGGAC